ATTTGCTGGTAAAACTTGTCCTGCTACTCCACTAAAACTAGTTGTATTCAGTAATACAAGACCTGACTTTTTTGTGCCAAGGGCTGTGTTCATAGCTGTGTCAACAGCGTCCCCTAAATCACGGATAGCGTCTGCGCCGTTTTTAACTAAATCAGTATCGGCAGGCGTAGGGAATGAATAATTGGCTGTATTTGGCATATCTCTAGTTTATCCTTTTCTTAAGCGACGTCAAGCCACGTTAAATCATTAGGCAGGTTTTGCCATTGGGTTAATGGGTTGTAGTCTTCCCATTGTACATCAAGAGAGCTGTAGATTGAGTTAGAAATTGCTAGATCTAAATCAAGGCTGTTCTTTGATAATGTCCAAGTCCAACCTTCACAAAAACCTTCAAATACGCCTGACGTAATTATGCCTGTTGGAATGTTAGTAATGGCAATAAGTGTGTCCATTGAAACACCAAGTAATGAATTACGTACAGCATCAGTTATGTTTGGGTTAGATAGGTTCAAAGATACAGAATCTAAGGACACTTTAGGTAAGCCTCTTAGGGCAACTGTTCTAGCAGCTTGTTCCTGTGCATCTAATTGTTCAGCCAAAATGGTTGGCACAATTTGTTGTAACAAACCATAGGTATCTATGCTTGTGTCATTTTCAGCTGCTTCTTCGGCAACTGGGTCATTGTATTGAATTACTACGCTGTTAATAATGTCGGCTGTTTGTAGACGTGTGGTAAAGCCTGCGCTTGAAAGAATGTCAGCGTCAACGGCTATAGTGTTGGTTCCATAGTTAGTTGAACGTCTTTCAGCATCTGCATAACCAATAAGTCCGTCCCCAGTTTCATAAAGGTAGCCCAATCCTGTTGTGGCTGTAACGTCTGTTATTTCATTAGCTTGTTCAACTTGTGCTGATCGTGCTAGCACCTCGTAACGTCCGTTGTCAATAATGTCTATGCCTTGCACACCATAGTCTTGCCAAGTTTCAAGTGCTGGTAAATCGTTCCAAGTAGTTAAATTACTTAGGTCTTCCCAAGCTGTGTAAAGTGTTTCCTCTAATATTCGTTCAATGCGTTGTCCGTCAAATTCTTGTGGGTAAGATACTGCACCTGCGTAACGTTTAACAAGTAAACCAAGAAAACCTATAGCCTGCACTTGTACTGTGTTTGCATATTGATCGTTTGCCCCAGCACCTTCAAGAGTGTTTTGAACACTTGAAACTTCACCTGTAAACAAATCAACAAACACATTATTTGTGTCTTTAACTTGAATATTTACTACGTCTAATAAGTTAATTGCTGGGCTTGTGCCAGATAAGTTAATAAGTTCAAGATTGCAATAGCCAGGTTGTGTTGGTTCAAAAAAGTCGTTACGTCCTGCTGTGATAGTTGCGTTACTTAAAACCTCATTGGTGTATTCAACGCCAGCAATACGTATCTTAAATGTAGGTGTGTAAATCGTCATTGGTTATCTAAACCCAAAGTTGAATGGCTTTATTCCTGTCGTCTTTAACGCTGTGTTTTGTACTTTTGTAATTGTTCTAGCTGTGCCTTGTGGATCTATTGCACCTTTAACGTTGTTGTTAATAATGACTGTTGGTTTGTTTGTGTTAATTCCTACTAAACCTTTTGCTTTATCACCAAAAGAAGCCTCGGGTGCAAATTGTCCTGTAGCACTTGCAAATTGTCCTATTAGTGAATCATCAAATGCTTGTTTGAAATCTCTAAACCTTTGTACAGCTGCGTCGAGTTTGGCAAACAAAGAATCTAAACCTTCAACCATACGTGTTAGTAAGTTAATAAATCTTACAAAACCTGAATCACTTGAGGTATTACTGTCAAATGCTCCTGCTAATGAACCAAGTCCTGAACCAAGGTCACGTAAAGCAACACCAAGACTATAACCTGCGTCTTCACCTTCGTTAGTTGCTTCCTTAAACATTCCAAGAGACGGCACTACAGATTTCTTTTTACCAATAAGTCCGTCAACAAGTCCTTGTAAAGCAGGTGCAAGAGTATCTGTTGCAAAGCGTGCAAACTTTTCAAGTATAGGTAAAAGTGCTTGACCTAAACTTTCTTTGGCTTCATCAAGAGCAATTTTAATACGAGCCATACGACCAGCAAAAGTGTTAGCTGCAACGTCTGCTTGACCTGCAAAAGTTTCAGATAATGCAATAACTGCTTTATCAAAATCTTTAGATTTAATAATGTTTTCATCAAGTGGAACACCAATACGTTTTAATGCGCCAAGGTTGCCGTCATAGGCTTTACCAAGTGCCTCTGTAACTGTGGCAAGGTCTTTACCTGTACCAGCAGATATGTCAAGAGCTAATGTTTGTAGTTTTTGTGCTTTAGTTATGTCTTGTGTTGATCTAACAAGTCTGTCAAGGCTTGGACGTAATTGGTCGTCTGCAACACCTGTAGCTCTTGCTGTTTTGTCAATAAAATCTTCTGTAGCTGCTATCTGTGCGTCTGTGGCTTTAGTTGTGTTCTTTAATGTTTGGGCAAGGCTTTTCATAGCCTTTTCGTCTTCTATAGCTGCTTTAACAGCGTCAATACCTATCTTGATAGCCATAGCACCTGCAGCTGCGCCAACGGCTGCAAAAGCCAAAGCACCTGCCTTTAATGCGCCACCAAGTTTATCGCTAAAACTTCTTGTCTCTTTATCGGCTTTATCAAGTCCGTCTATAAATTGTTTTGTGTCAGCAAGTAACGCTAATTTAAGTGTCCTAATATCAGCCATTAAATCCTCTTTGTCCAAGCGTTTTTAATAAGTTCATAACCTGCTAACCATTCTTTTGCAATAGTTGGTTGAAATCTGGCCATAGCAGGATATAACCACCAACCACGATTACCTCGACCTTTGCTCGGTGAGCGACGTGGGAACTGTTTATAGTCCTTAGAACCAAACTCATTACCCATTATCACATATCCAGCACTAAAAGCACTAGAGCCAACTTTGGCACGACCACCAACACTAAAACTTGGGGCTTTATCTGATCTAGATATTTTAATAGAATCTGCTACTGCTATTGCTTGACGCACGTTATATGGTGCGCGACTAGCTGCACCTTTAGCATAATTAGCACCACGTTCAGCCAAAGCACTAGCAATCTTTTTCATATCTGTTTTAGCAACGTCGTCCATTTTGCCAAACGCACGTAACAAACCACGATAGTCTTTATCAACTTTAACTAATTGAATTGCTTTAGCCATTATTGCGCTCGTTTAATACGTTGATTGCTGTAGCCCATATTTCGGGTTCTGCATTGAGCCAATAGTCGGGTGTTATCCCAGTTGCTATTGCTAATTCTATTGCTGTTCGCCCAATACTTCGGGCTTGGTAAAATTTGCTGTCTCAAAATCAGAAGCTGCAATAGAGACGACTTTGTTTTTCCAAGTGTCAAAACTTTCAATCTTCTTTGTGACACGTTGCTGAATTTTGTGACCAAGGAATAAAAGTAATGAATTGCTTGGCGTGCTTTCTTCCATAAGAATTTTAACAATTGACTTATTGTTGTATAGTTCTTTTTCTGCCATAGCAAGTTCGATAGGTCTTGTCCACTCATCAAACTTTTCACCTGTTTCTAATTCCCACGATATTTGTAACTTAAGCATTTTTGATGCCCCTGTTCTTTAGTTGTTGTTAACTTGTTAGGTCTTCTGTTGGAATTCCTACAACTTGTAATGATACTGTACAAGTTTGTGCATCTGCACCTGAAGCAGAAATACCAGGGTATTGTGGTAATACTGTTCCAGTTAAAGTTACACCTGTTGTAAGTGTCATAACAAAAGCAAGTGCTGTATCTGGGGCTGTTTCTGTTGCGTCCCAAAGTGCTTTGTAAAGACTTCCTACTGGTGTTGTTTTTCCTGCGTCATTTAAGAATGTGATATCTAAAGTAACGTTGCTGTCAATATATTTGTAGGCTTTGCCTGCAAGTGTGTCAAAAGTTAGGCGTTCTGTATCAAAGTTAATAGCAGAATCTAAAATTTGGCTTGAATAATTGATCGTAGCAATTGTTAGGGTTAGAGAACGACCACTTAAAATTGTTGTTGTCATTATTGCCTTTCTTAGCCTGTGTAGGCTGTTTGTAGTTGGATTTCAGCAGCTAATAGATCTGTACTATTAGTTGCTCTAATTCTAGGGCTACTTATTGATAACACAATAAAGGTTAACGGAATAAGTCCTAGAATGGTTTCTATATCATCTTCCAAGTTTTTTAATGCGCTTGGATTTGAGTACGTAGTGCTGACCACTTCTAAGGTTAGTCTTACGTAATAATTTTTGCCGTTACCTATAACCATTGGTTCAAGATATGGGTCTGAGGCAAGAATTAAAGCTGCTGGTGGAATTATGATTTCTGGAACGTGATCATAAGCTGTATAATTTGAGTTTGATGTGATTGCTGTTTTAAGTGTGTTCCTAAGATCTGATAAAGCCATAGGTTAACCTACTTGACTATTAGAGTCTATATATTTGCTTATTAAACCTGTTATTTTGTACAAAAGTGTGCGACCCATACGATATGGGGCTGGGGTAAAGTCTAGGGCTTGTTGTGTGCCACCTACAGCTAGTCTTGATTGGAATACGTCAATTGCTACTTGTAGCACAGCTTCTTCTACAGCTGCTATGCCGTTGTATTGTGATAAATCATTTTCAGCAGCAATACCATTAGGAATAACAAATCTGTAATCTTTATGTACTGGTGCGCTTGTTGTTGTAATTCTAAAAGTGTAATCATCTACTATTGCTGAAATTGTTTTGTTGCCATTTACGTGTGCTTCAACACCTGATATGGCTACTGTTTGTGTTTCATAAAATTTGTGTGGTCTTGTTGTGTGAATAGTTGTTTCAGTTGCTTTTTCTGAATAGTGTTTATCTATATTAACTTTCCATTGAATAAGAAAATCACCAATAGAATCTTCTGCTGTGTCAATGATTGCGTTTAATGCTGTGTCATCGTAAAGGGAAGATGAAACACCAAGGACAGCTCTTAACTGAGCTGCTGTTACTAATACTGGCATTTCATTTCCTTTCGTTTAGGGTGAGGCTACCCACAGGGGCGAGAGTAGCCTCACGACTTAGTGGTTTATCAGGACTTGTTAAACCAGTTTGCGCCAGCTGCAATTTTTGTAGCTAGTGCGCCATAGCCGTAATAGTTTACGTCTATTTGTCCTGTGTTGATTACGTTGGTGCGTAGGCTCAAACGTGGGCTTTCGTACCAAGTGTATGCGTCTGGGTTTAAGACAACCATTGAATAGTCACCTAAACCTGTGTTACCTGTTCCGTTCATTGAACGTGAAACATACAAATCTAAACCAGCAACGTTTCCACGTAATGATTGTGGGCTTACTGCGCCACCTGCATTTTGTGGGTTTGAAGCTGTGTAGATTGGACGACCTGCGTCGTTGTAACCCATAA